AACAATGAAAAAAGTGAAAAATAGTAGCGCGCACCGTAAGTGCAAAACGGCCGACTTTGCAGACCCAGTGGCAGAGCATATATTATCTACGAATGATTTTAGCATAGAAATAGCTAAAACAATGGACAAATCACAACCAGCCATCAAAGAGGCTGCAAGGCGTAGAAGTGACACTTTATTAAGTATCAAACTAATACCTTTATATGAAAAGTATGGGTATTCAATTAACGATGTTATAGCAAAAAAATCATGAATAATACCGAGCTGAAAAGACACCTCAAAAGAAAATTAGAGCGAGTAACATTGCTCAAGTTATCCTTAGAGGGTGCTGTTAGAGATTTGGCAAGCGAGATTATTAGCCTTAACGAAGAACTTGCCCTTGTGGAAGGGGGCAAGTCTTCAATCAAACTAAAAGAATCCGTTGATATATCAAAGTATGCAACACAACTTTACGCGGATTTTGAAAAAGCAAGGCAAAATAGCTAATAAAAAAAGCCCCGCTGGCAGGCGAGGCGTGTGTATAACAAACAAAATTTTTAACGATGACAAAGTTACTACAAAAATTATTCTCTTGCAAGAAAAAGTCAAAAAAAGTGCAAGATACAGAACTACAAGTAATTAACGGCTACTTGTGCTACAAAAAGAGCCGTTACAGTGAGCTAAATCACGAGCAGAGAGAGCAATATAATGACTGCTTGATACCTCAAGAATGTAGAGATCATCTCCACAAGCTCCTTACTGAAAATCAACTTAAATACGTACTACGATGAGAACAATGACAAATACCGAGTTTGAGCGTGTGCTCAACGAAGAACGCAATCAACGCTATCATTACAGCGACTTGTTGGACTTGCAAGAAGATAATCCCAGGTCTTTCAGCTGTGAGTTTATCACAGAAGACGATTACCCTGATGATTGGTATTGTGCTATCTATTACGATGTAACCACCCATTGCGAGGGTAGCAATAATGAAAGCTCCCACAGTGTGGAGATACAGCATATATACATCAACTTCCAAGAGGTTCGGGTTACTGAAATGCAAGAAAGCATATTAACAACAGTACTCACCAACCGAGCTAATGAAGAATTTCAGTTTGAAGATACTGAAGGCTTATATCCCGATTTAGCAACTTCTTATACATGGTAATATGAAAACAGCAGTAGAAAAGGGCAAATGCTATGAAATAGGCGATTGGCTCGTACAAATTGACAGAATAGACGATCGCTATATATGGTGCTTTGGAGCTGACAGCGATAGGGTGATAGGGTTTTTAGCCTTTCCTCTTAAAGATTTAAAAGTAACTCGTGAAGTACCTATTAACGACTACATCAAGCATATAGATGTAGCAAGGCAGAATATAGCTTATGAATTTCGTGAGAGACTAAGCCAATACGAAGAATAATAACAAATAAAATTATATCAAAATGAACAATATTGATTTTTATTTAGCTGAAGAATTTCTTACTGAATTTCTTTACAACAATACAGAGTTTAATGAATTTGAAAGCATTCTACAAATCGACAATGTAGAAAAAACATTAACAAGCATAATCGTACATTACACTACAAGCACCGATGGGCACAAATTCGATAGTAAAAGAGAGTACGAAACAAACTATCTTCAACTATTGGGGTGGTTATACAAAAAGTTAAGCAAAAAGTAATAACTTAAAAAATAAAGAAAATGAATGAGAATTTAATCACAGTACAACAACTCCCCGTGATCGTCTATGAGCGATTAGAAAGCGTGGGGCAAGAGATTGACAAGCGTATCGCAGCGCTTGATTTAGACAAGCAACTCGTAACAGAGGACACCAAAAAAGCCGTTAAGGACACCAAGGTAATGCTTAAGAAAGAGTTGGATAACTTTGAAGAGCAGCGCAAACGCATCAAAGAGCAAGTAGTAGCACCTTATGAGGCTTTTGAAAAAGCATATAACTCCTTTATCAAGGTAAAATATGAGAAAGCCGATAACATTCTTAAGGTGAAAATTGATGAGTTTGACAGAAAGCTAAAAGCAGACAAAGAAGCACGTATCAGGGCTTATTTTACAGAGTTATGCCAAGCTAACAATATTGACTTCCTCCCTTTTGAAAGGCTCTGCTTGAACATAAGATTGAATGATACTGACAAGAGCTTGAAGGACATCGTAAATACCAATATTGACAATGTGGTTAAGAGCCTTGCAATGATTGAAAGCCTTAATGATCCTGATGAATATAAGGCGGAGATTCTAACAGACTACAAGCAAACCCTTGATGTAATGATTGCGATAAACAATGCAAAGTATCGCAAACAGCAACGAGAAGCTGAGTTACAGAGACTTGAAGCGCAAAAGGCACGAGCCGAGCAAGCAAGGTTAGCAGCCGAGGCAAGGGCAAAAGAAGTGGCTCCTTTGCAAGCTCCTGAAGAGGTGAAAAGTGAAGAACGAATAGTGAAAAATGAAGTGGTGCCAGCTGCTCAAGAAGAAATACTACATTACACCCTTGGCGTGAGTGGTACAAGGGCACAACTTAGGGCATTACGTCAATTCTTAGAAACAAATAACATTAATTACAATATACAATGAGTACAGTAGTAACTAACGCAAAAAATCCCGTTATAGAGTATGAGGTAGCGGGTGAAAATGTAAGACTATCTTACCAAATTATCCGAGATTACCTAACCAAGGGTAACGGAGCAGTAACAGACCAAGACCTTATGCAGTTTATGAGTGTCTGTAAGTTTAATAAACTAAATCCTTTTCTTAATGAAGCCTACCTTATCAAGTTTGGTAATACCCCTGCTCAGATGATTGTCAGCAAAGAGGCTTTAATGAAAAGAGCCGAAGCTAATGAGTCCTATGCGGGATTAGAAGCAGGGCTTATCTTAATGAGAAATGGAGAGCTGAAGGAAGTAGAGGGAAATTTCTACTTACAATCAGATGAGATATTAGGGGCATGGGCAAAAGTATATCGTAAAGATAGAATTAAGCCTTTTGTTGCAAAGGTAACCATTGCTGAATATGATAAAAAACAGAGCAATTGGAATGACAAAAAAGCGACAATGATTGCCAAAGTAGCCAAAGTGCAAGCATTACGTGAAGCATTTCCTGTACAACTTGGAGCAATGTACACTTCAGAAGAACAAGGTATCAGTGAGAATAGAGGGCGTGAGGTTACAGATGCGGTTATCATTGAGCAAAGCGAGCCTACCGAGATTGTAGCTCAAGAAGAGCCAGTAACTCCCGCCCCAGCACCTTCGGAAAGTCCTAAACAAGTTGATTTTAAAACCTTGTAAGCATGAGAACAAGTTATTTTACCCTTGGACAATCGCACATATATCGCTTTAATGGACAAACCTTAGATCGTGATTGTGTGATTAAGATAACAGCCGAAAATCCAAGAGATGTAATGGTTGAGCATTTTGGCTTAGAGTGGGCTTTTGAATATGATGAACGCCCTGAAATGAGATACTTCCCACGAGGGGTATATAACCTAACAGAAAATAAATGGGAATAGCAAAAGTCATTAGTTCAGGTAGCGAGGGTAACGCCGTGATATACAACAACGCAATAATGGTAGATTGCGGCGTTTCTCTCAAAGCCTTAGAAGCAGTCAAACGTTCCTTGAAAATAGTACTCCTTACCCATAAGCACAGCGATCATTTAAAATTGCGAACCTTACAGAGGTTACAAGCTGAAAGACCAACCTTGCGTGTGGCTTGTGGTGATTTCCTCTTAGAAGAATTACCATGTATCAAGAATATAGACGTATTGCAAGTGGGTAAGATATACGATTATGGAGCGTTCAAGGTGTCACCTATAAAGCTGTACCACGACGTACCAAATTTAGGTTGGAGAATATTCCTACCAAACGGACAAAAGATATTCCACGCTACCGATACAGTACATTTGGAAGGTATCAGCGCTAAAGGGTACGATCTCTATGCTATTGAGCATAACTATTGCGAAGAGTACATACAGCAAGCAATAGAAGAAGCACGAGCCAACGGAGAATATACGCACGCTTACGGCAATATCAATACACACCTTAGCATACAGCAAGCAAGGGCGTTTATTGAGGCAAACAGAAAGGAAAGCAGCGAAGTATTAGAACTGCATAAAAGTAGAAGTTTTTATAAATAAAATTGAAAAGAAATATGAATAAATACACTTTTAAATTGAATAATGTGGAAGAAGAGTTTTTTCCAATAGAAGTTTCTGATGAAATGAGAGATTTCTTAGAAATGTATGAAGATGCTACAATCTCAGGTGAAACCGAAGAGTACAAGATACACCATATTGACAGCATATTGGAGGCTTTACAAGATAGTGCTAACTTTGAAACAGGTGTTTCAGACGGTCCTATGGGTGAGTACGGAAGTCTTCATGATTTATTTATAGAACACGAAGTTTTTGGTAAAAAGACAAAATGTGATTTTATAGGGATTAAAAAATAAGAAATAATGGAAATACAAGGACGAATAAAACAGATATTCCCCTCTCAAACAATGGGACAAAACGGCTTTGAGAAGCGGGATTTGGTGATAGTAACGGAGGAGCAATATCCACAAACGATCATCATTCAATTTACCCAGCAGCGTTGCGACTTACTCAACAATCTACAAGTGGGGCAAAATGTAAAGGTGTATATCAATATCCGCGGGAGAGAATGGAGGAGTCCATACGGAGAGACCAAGTACTTTAACACGATTGAGGGTTGGAAAATTGAGGTGATACAGACTACCAATGTAGCTTATCAGCAGCAAGCACCACAGCAGCCAGTAGCACAAACAGCGCCTGCACCTCCTCCACAGAGAGCACCACAGCAGGTACAACAACCGCAGCTATTTGATAACCATGGGAGAGAGCCGAACCCTGCAATATATAACAATCAGGAAGTACCTTTTTAGTAGCTAAAAATAAAGAAAAAATGGAAACAGTATTTAAAGTAGGAATGAAGGTTTATGACTCAGTCTTCTTTCCTAAATCAGAAGGTGAAGTAGTTAAGATAGAAAAAAAAATTGATTCTGAAAGAGTTATTGTTCAATTTGATTGTTTAGATTATGAACTTTCGTATACAGAACGAGGGCTATTAACTTCCACTCGTAGTGAAGCTACACCTACACTTTCAACTTCCCCATATACTTTTCAAGGCTTCGAACAAAAAGCACCTACACTAACTTATGAGGAAGCTGTAAAGTGGTTAGAATCCACTGAAGGTACAAATATAATGAAAGATAGTGTTTTCTTAACTAAAGGAAACTATTATACAAATCTTAATAAGTGTACAGAAGCCCTTAAAAAGTTAATAATCCTTAGAGACTATTACAATGAGGGTTGGCAGCCTGATTGGAATAATAGACAAAGAGATAAATTTGGTATAATGGTGGATAAAAATATGTTGTGTAAAGAAAGTTTTCAATCAAATAACAAGCCCCTTGTATTTAAGTCAAGAGAAATCAGAGATAGATTTTTTGAAGAACAAAGAGATTTATTAGAAATCGCAAAACCTTTATTATGATGAGAAAAATAGCAATACGAGCATTAGTATTCATTATTCTGTTAGTGTTATTAACATACGGAGTAATGGTATTATTCAGGAGTGAACTCCCTTATTTATGGATTGTAGGGTTACTTATAGCAATTCTTATACTGATTGCTTTCCCTTACAACAAGTTTTTCAGTAACTAATTTAATTTTTATATCAAATGAAAAAGATGATTTTTCTTTTCTGTGTTATAGCCTCCTTAGTAGGTTGTAACAGACCTGAACCCAACTATGAAGGGGTTCTAATGACAGAGTACGGACGAAATGGTATCAATTCGTTCAAAATTGTAACAGGGGCGCAAGGGATGTTAGGTCCAGGTAGTGAGCTGTATCAAGTGCCCATGTGGGAACAAGCAGGAGACCCTGATGTGGTGGAAATCACAGCAAAAGATGCGGGGGTATTTACAGTAGACCCTTCCTACACTTATACGCCTATTCGTGGCAAAGGTGCGGAGATTGTGTTTAACTACAAAAACTACCGAATACAAGACCCTGAAACGTTCTTTGACAATGTAGAAGCGAATGTACTTAACAAGCGCGTTACAGATGCCTATCGTGAGGAAGCGAGGAACTACACTACTGACAGCCTTATGAACAACTTAGGTAAGTTTGAACTATCAGTACAAAAAAGATTGAAAGAAGAGTTTAAGACGAAATTCTTTGACCTTACCACACTTACATCAGGGCTTAAACCTCCTGCTTCAATGCTGAAAGCAGTAGAAGATAGAAACAAGGCTATTCAGGAAGCCAATAGAGTAAAAAACGAGTTAGAGACCTCAAGAATGCTGTTAGAAAAGGCAAAGATAGATGCTGAAACAAACAAAGTCCAATCGGTAGGGCTTACAAGAGAAATCCTAATGCAGCAATATATTGAGATGTTAGGTAAGACCTCTAATAAAGTAATTATCACGGATGGCAGAACGCCTGTAATATTAGGTAATCAGTAACCACAAAAAGCAAGTATCAATCGGGATAGTAGCAGGTTCGAGTCCTGCCTTGCTTTCAAAATTAAAGACAAAATGAAAAATTTAGATTTAAAAGAAGTAAAAGATAGATTTGAGTTATATAAGATAGCATTTAATAAAAAACCTTATATAAATAACCTTGCAAATGAATTAAGTGTAAAAACTACAACTCTTATGAAATTCATTGTAGATAATAGTAAGTATTTTATTCTTTATGAAAACGATAAAGGTACTTATATTTCTCAAATCTATTTAGACCTAAAGGATAAACCTGGAAGTGATGAGTTTGTAGCATACAATAAAGAAAGGTACAAAAATACTATATTTCTTTTTCCTTATGTATATCCTTATTGTCATGATGTATCTTTTCATCGTATTATAGAAGATAAAAAAGATAATGAAAGAAGTAATGAATGGAGAAATACACCAGAGAAAGTTAAAGCTGTAAAGGAATTTATAACTGATACAAAAGTTTCAATTGGTATGGATATATATAGATATGATGATTATATACCAAAGAAAAATATAGAACTACTTATATCAAAAGGTTGGGAGTTTATTAATTATCATGAAAATAGTGAAAAATAACAATAAACTATGATTTTCAACGCAAGCAACGAGTTTGATATACAAAGAGCAAAGGAGCGGTTAGGGTATCTTATTGAGAAGAAAAAGACCTTTGAAATCACTGAAAAGAAGCCTAAGCGTACCTACTCACAGAACAATTACATTCACCTGCTTTTTTCGTGGTTTGCATTAGAATATGGAGAAACACCCGAGTACGTGAAGCAAGAGATATTTAAGAAGTTAGTTAATCCGCAAATATTCCTAACTGAATATGTGAATTACAAAACGGGAGAGGTAAGGGAAGCGTGGAGAAGCACAGCTGATTTAAACACAAAAGAAATGACAACCGCTATTGATAATTTCAGAGACTATGCCAGTAAGGAAGCGGGTATATACCTGCCAACCCCTGATGATTTAAATTCTCTCAATGAAATAGAAAGACAAGTGAATAATTTACAAGGGAGGTATTATTAAGCAAGTTTCACCCCTCGTTAAGCAAGGTAAAAAATTAATTCTAACTGTCTAAAAACCAATGCAAAAAAGTAAATAAGCAAGATTTAAAGTAAAATAAGCAATGAAAGAAACCGTTAATCGTTTTGAGGAGGAGATCTTCACCACCTCTAACCTATCTGAGATGAAGGATAAGTACTTAGCTGAGACACTCTACCGAAAATGGCCGGAGAACTTCGTAGATGAAAGCACAGGGGAGCTGGTCAATATAGAACGCAAGGAAATAATATTTGCCCGCGGCACTCTCTTAGATAGCCATGCATTAGAGGAGATTAATTTCTTCCTACAAAGTGGAGATATTACCGAGGTAAGGATTAGTAATATCAAGCGACAAGCTATTTTAGTGAAGGGAAGCGCTGCTACTTGGGTAGCCGTGGCAAAGATAATGGGCAAAAAGCAAACATTCTACCTATATGCTGATAGTGTGGATACAGCCATGCAGGTACTCACTGACTACATAGAGCAGCACTACCAAGGCTCCTTTGAGGTGCTATCAGTTAAGGAGCAAGAATATTTGTACATCGTTTCTTTGGTTAATGGGGACATGTCAGAGGAGAAAGTCAATTACTACATTGCTGAAATGGAGATTAAGACGGATGGTTATACAATGTATAACAAGTTCTTAGTAAAAGCCGTCAATGCCGAGGAGACCAAGCCGCTATGTATTGCTTTTTTTGACAGGTTTACAAAGAATAAGGACAATGCCGAACCTTATACAATGACCCTACTATCGGCAAAGAAAATGAAAGTAGAGGCAGTGATCGACCATGTATTCTGTAATGAGTACATCGATAGGAGCAAGGGTAAAGGAGATCAAGCTGCCGATAACTACTAAAAAAACTAACATTGGAAAGTTATGTATCTCATGTCTAAGACATGGTGACCCCCGATAGGCAAGCACTCACGTTCGAGCCGTGAGCGGGGGCTATAACAACCGATTTGAAAGGAGATTGAGCGCGCGGCAATCTTTATCAAATCTCTAATCAAATCAAAAATGAACGAGTATCAAGAGTTTTTAAAGAACAAAATCAAGATAGCTCCTAAGCAAGGGTTTCCTTGTAGCCTTGATGAGATTAACCCACGAATGAAGCCCCATAACCGATTAATGGTAAAGTGGATGGTAGAGGGTGGTAGGCGTGCCTGCTTTGCTTCTTTTGGGCTACATAAGACCGTTACCCAACTGGAAGCAATACGAGTGGTGCTCCAAAAGGCAGGAGGTGGCAAAGGGCTAATAGTTTGCCCGCTATCTGTACGACAAGAGTTTATCGAGGATGCTAAAAATATCCTTGGTTGGGAGGTAGCCCCTAAGTTTATTCGACGTATCGAGGAAACAGAGGACAAGGATGGTATATACCTTACCAATTATGAAAGTATCAGAGACGGCAAATTAGACCCTCGACACTTTCAAGTGGCAAGCCTTGACGAGGCGAGTATCCTCCGAGGTTTGGGAGGCTCTAAAACGTTCCGCGAGTTTATGAGGTTATTTACAGGCGATGCCGGCCCCATGCAACAACGTAGAGGAGCAGACAATATCAAATATCGATTTGTAGCCACGGCCACTCCCTCCCCTAATGATTACATCGAGTTATTAGCTTATGCTGATTTCTTAGGAGTGATGGATGTATCACAAGCCAAAACACGTTTCTTTAAGCGTGATAGTACCAAAGCTGACAAACTCACCCTACATGCTCATAAAGAAGAGGAGTTTTGGTTATGGGTATCCTCTTGGGGGCTTTTTGTAACAAAGCCTTCTGATATTACCCAAAATGAAGCTGATGATATAGGGTATATCCTCCCTGAATTAGATTTGCGTTGGCATGAAATACCTACCAATCACTTAGACGCGGGGTTTGATAAGCATGGACAAGGGCTTTTATTCAAAGATGTAGCATTAGGCTTGCAAGCATCGGCCAAGGAAAAAAGAGACTCATTAGAGGATCGTATCCAAAAGATGTTAGAACTCCGAGCAGAAGACCCTGAAGCACATCGTGTAATATGGCACGACTTGGAAAGTGAACGCAAAGCCATTGAAAAGGCTATCCCAACCCTTAGATCAATATATGGGTCTCAGGACTTTGAAAAACGTGAGGAGATTATCAGAGCTTTTTCATATGGTGAGTTGCAGGAGTTAGGAGCAAAGCCCGTGATAGCAGGTTCAGGGTGTAACTTTCAAAGGTATTGCAGCTGGGCTATATACTTAGGAATAGGCTATAAGTTCAACGACTTTATCCAATCTATACACCGCTTACAGCGCTTCCTCCAAAAGAACAAAGTACGTGTGGATTTAATCTATACAGAAGCAGAACGCAACGTACGAAAAACCTTAGAAACCAAGTGGAAAAATCACAACAAACTCGTAAAGAATATGACGGAAATAATCAAGAAATACGGACTATCCCATTCTGAAATGGCACAAGTACTCACTCGCAAAATAGGGGTAGAGCGTATAGAAATAGTAGGGAGAAATTACAAGATCGTCAATAACGACAATGTATTAGAACTCAATCCTAACGAAAATTCTCACGCTTTGAAAGATAATAGTGTGGGACTTATCCTAACCTCAATACCTTTCAGCACCCAATATGAGTACTCCCCTAATTACGCTGATTTTGGGCACTCTGAAAGCAATGAGGAGTTTTTTAAACAAATGGACTATCTCACCCCTAATTTGTTCCGAGTGTTACAGCCTGGCAGGATAGCCGCTATACACGTAAAAGACCGTATTGTACCCATGGGACTATCAGGAATGGGAGTGCAAACAGTGTATCCTTTCCATGTAGATTGCATACAGCACTATACCAAGCATGGTTTTGCTTATATGGGAATGAAAACCATTGTTACTGATGTGGTTCGGGAGAACCAGCAAACTCATCGTTTAGGGTGGAGTGAACAATGCAAAGATGGTACTAAAATGGGAGTAGGAATGCCTGAATATCTCTTACTATTCAGAAAGCCAGCTACTGACAAAACGAATGCTTATGCAGATGAACCAGTGGTTAAGAGTAAAAGTGATTACACACGTGCTAAGTGGCAGATAGATGCTCATGGATTTACACGCTCCTCTGGTAATCGTTGTTTGACCCCTGAAGAACTCGCTAAACTACCACACAATGTTATTTTCCAGGAGTACAAAAACTTCTCTCTTAATGAAGTGTATAACCACGAGCACAATGTAAAGATAGCGGAAACATTAGACCTATATGGCAAACTCCCTACTTCCTTTATGCTCTTACAGCCACAAAGCTGGAGCGAAGAAGTTTGGACGGATATTACTCGTATGCTTACCCTGAATGGTTCCCAATGGAGCAAGGGAAAAGAGATGCACCTTTGCCCAATGCAATTTGATATAGCAGACCGTGTGATTGAGCAGATGAGCAACAAGGGAGATGTAGTATTAGACCCCTTTGGAGGATTAATGACAGTGCCTTATCGAGCAATCCTCAAGGGTCGTTATGGGATAGGTTTTGAACTCAATCCTCAATATTTCTTAGATGGAGCATCTTATTGCAAGGCTGCCGATGAAGAAGTAAGCATGCCTACTTTGTTTGACTTCATAGAGATAATGGAGAAAGAGCAACAAGAAAAGGAATTGCAAAAAATATCATAGATACTCATTCATTCTTTGTCTTATGCCCTCGCTTGTACTTGGCGTGTAATGTTAAGGAGAGGGCTTAGGGCAAAGTTTAAAAAACAATTATGTTCATTAAAATATAGAAACCTATGGAAAGAGAAAGTTTCGTCTTTTATAGGAGTTTTTATGAAGGGATAAAGGAACTGCCGAGAGATATTCAGGGAGAAGTGCTCACAGCCATAATGGAGTATGGCTTAAACGGAGTAACAACTGAAAATCAGAAGCCGATAACAAAAGCGATGTTTGCCCTTATAAAACCTCAATTAGACGCTAATAATCAAAGGTTTGAGAATGGCAAATTAGGAGCAGAGCACGGTAAAAAAGGAGGAAGACCAAGAAAAGAAAAACCCCAAGAAAACCCCACCTTAACCCCTAAAAAACCCCAAGAAAACCCCAACCTAACCCCTAATGTAAATGATAATGTAA